ATTTTTTTCAGTTGGCATTATATAGTCCTTTGTGTGTTATAATTATATGTATTCTTTTCAATCATTCCCCCTGCTTTTGCAAAAATTCTTTTACCTTTAGGTGTATCTACAGCTAAACTTTTTAATTGACTTATGGTTGGTTTTCTAGCACCTTTAGCTAAAACCATCTCGCCTACTTGAACAATTTCTTCAGCTTCTAAAATTGGTTGACCTGTTTTCTTATTAAAAAAAGAACCACCTCTATCAGGATTAAAACCTATCTCTGTCCATTCATCACTATTTCTAACTCTTTTAGCATAATCAACAACATTTGAAGGCTTTACATCTTGAATAGCTCCATCTATTGTAGCATAAGGTGATTTTTCTCCATGAGATATCTCACCAGTTTTTTTACTTATTTTTTCTGATGCTGTCTTTATAGATTTTTTTGAAGAAGGTTTTAATTGAACTAAATTTCTTGTTCCATCTTTATTTAAAGTTCCTTTTAAATATGCTGCTGGAATATGTCCTATTGTTTTACCTGAAGGTTCATGAACAGTAGGTACAAAAACTCTATGTTTTTTATAAGCAGGTATATCTAAACGCAAACCAACAGGTTGGTCTTGATAAATATTTTTAGTTAATCCTATTATTTTATCTTTTTTACCTTCGTCTAATGCTTTATACATTAATAAATCACTAGTCTCTTCTGGAACTTCTTCAAAAACAGTTCGTGGCATTTTTTCATCACGTATTTTTCTAAACTCTTTAGAAGTTATCTCACCTCTTTTTAATTGTTCTGCTGCAGTTCTAACTTCTACTGGAGACCTCATTTCAATATCTTTACCCTTACCACCTGTTAACTTTAAAATATTTTCTTCTGGTGTATCATATTTCTGTGATAAAGCAGATAAACCACTTTTTGTTTCGTCAACCTTAGAGATAGGAGCCATATCAATACCTTCTCTAGCATATGCTCTATTAATAGGTTTGTTAATTAAGTTCTCACCTAATTCACTAACAGGCTTTCTTCTAAGTGACATCACTTTTAATAAATTAAATAATCCTCTGGGTAACATAATTTTCTTTCACAGTTATTAATTTTATATTATATACTTAAAACTTCCAGTATGCAACCCTTTTTTTTCTTTCATAACCTTCTTCATAGTCAGGGTCATCTGGATGAACTAAGTTCCAAGATTCTTTCATGTAATGTATTGCCATAGTCATTGCGTCTACTTGGTCATCATGTCGTGCATTAGGAAACGTAATCATCTCACTGTACAATGAATCACTCCAGTCGTGTCCTTTTGGTAGTATTACCCTACCTGCTTCCATCATTGGTGTTGCTGCGTACACTCTGGCAGTCTTGTCCCTATCAGGGATATAGTCCAACACAGGTAGACCTGCCCTACGCATGTCCTGTATAAGAGATTGACCACTTGCCTTTTTCTCAATTATGCACACATCTGGCTGATGAAACTCATACAGTTCTTGAGCCTTTGCCCTTAGAGTGGGATAGTCAAACCTACCACGTTCATTACCTAGTAATATAAGTTTTGACACCCAGTTCTCAGTTCCACGTGAGTCCACCTCCACCTCTTCAAAGATACCCCACGTTTGAATGACACTATAGTCAGCAGTTGTTTTGGTGGAAAAGGCAGTGTCATATGTTTGAATAATATAACTACATGCAGGTGGTTCTTCGTACTCCCACCATTTAACCCATTTCTTTTTAATCAAACCTCCCTCATCAGGGACAGGGTTTTGCATGTACAATGATTCCCAATAACGTGAACCATTACTTGCCTTTATTTCCTCTTCATCATTTTTCAATATTGAAGTAGGCTTCCACTCAGGAAAGTATGAAGAGCCTTCTGGGAGACCCAATAACTTACTTGACGATTCGTCTACCCAGGCAGGAATCTTTATTACTTCCCATTTATTTTCTAATTCAACTTGTGACTCTTGTCGTAGTAACCACCCACATAAATCGTCTTCATGATAACGTGTATTGATAATGACAATTGAACCATTAGGCATAATACGAGTTCGTAAACCTGAAGGGTACCATTCCTTTACATATCGTCTACCAGTTTCACTGAAAGAGTCCTCTTCAGACATTACGTCATCTAGTATGGCAATGTGTGCACCACGACCTGCAATCTGACTTCTAACACCTGCTGCGTAATATGTACCACCCTGATTTGTTTTCCATTTACCTGCTGCTCTCACATCACTACGTAAAGTAACAGTTGGAAAGACAGTGTTGAACAAATCATAATTAACCAAGTCTCGTACACTTCTACCAAAGTCTGAAGCCAGTTGGTCTGAGTGTGAGACAGTAAGGATTTCACTTTGGGGATGTTTACCTATGTACCATGCAGGAAATAACTTTGAACAAATTACTGACTTAGAGGAACGTGGGGGAAGAAACACCATCAGTCTTTTTATTTCTCCACTTTCAACTTTTTGTAGTCTATCAGCTATAACATGTATATGTCTACCCATAATCCAGTCAGGCACAAGGGTAGGTGCAAACATAGCTATAAAATGTAGAAAGCTATCTTTAGATTGTTGTATTGCTCGTTGAAAGTACAACTCTCTTAATTTAATTAGGTTACTACTTATATTATTATCTTGCGACTGTATTAGGTCCATAGTTTATCACTGGTGATTTATATTCTTTTGGTTTTACTCTTCGTTCAAAATCTAAAGGTAAAAACCAATATGTAGTCCCCTTAATTATTTTTATTGACATTTTCTAATTTGACAACATTCTCATAATGTTTAATCTCACGTTCAAGTTCTTCAGGAGACTTGTTTGTTATGTCCTGTTTGATTTCTTTACGTTCAATTAACATACCCATATGTTTACCTATAAACTCCATTGCTCTATTAGCATTGGTTAAATCATTTTCTGCCATACCTTGATTATAGACTTCTATAAACTTTTTAAGAACTTCATTGGCATCCAGTGCCATATGTTTAACTGCTTCTTGTCGTAAGTCATCAATACGTGCTCCTATACGTTCTTTCTTTAATAACTCATTGGCTGCTGCACGAGTCTTTGCGTCACTGTGTAAATCTTTATAACCTGCTGCACGATATGCCATTAATGTATCACCAGTGGATAAGAACTCCATACAAAACTTTTCCTGCATAGGTGACAGTCCACCTGGCAGTTTGTTTGTTGCAAAGCTATTGTACTTCTTTTGTGCCTTATCAAGCATTTTGTATTTTTCTTCTTTAGAAATCTTTTTCATATACTTAATCCTTTTTATGTTAGCTTCTAATACTCTGCGATAATATTCCCTTTTCATCTCTACCAAGTCTGAACCTGCTGCTCTATGCTTACGAGTCTCTACAGTTTGTTTAATGAGAAGTTTAAGTTCGTCATCATTTAGATGTTGGTAAAGTAAATTACCTTTATATTCCATACTAAGTATTATACATTAAAAGATAAAATAAAAAAAGTTTTTATTAAGGGTTGACAAAATGGAAAAACTGTGATATAATCTATTCTAACTATAGGGGGTTAAAGCATACCCCTAGTCAATCTTTTTAACTCAGTCCTGAGTCTATATATGTTCTATACAAGTTCATGACATACCCCAAAATAGTTTTACTGGAACTCCCCACGTCAATATTTTGACACTAAATATGATTTGTCCATAATTTTTTGGGGGTACCCTTTTTATCTCACACGCGTAGTCCCCTTGTTTTTTTTGTCCCCATCCCTTAAATGTCTTATTTAGAATGATTCTAAACTAGTAAGAATCATTTTTTTTATAAAATGTTATAATATAACAGTAAAGCTAAATTAGAATTGTTCTAAATTAATAAAATGTTACAATATAACAGTAAATCTTTTATAGTCTTTCCTTGTCTTTTGATTGTCTTTATCTATTCTAATAAATCCTATATTTCTTTAATAAAACTATCCTACAACCTATATTGATTATTATTCATTCTATGAATGTTTAATAAAATCAACATTATATATTAAAATATGTAATAGTATTGACATAATATTTTTATTTGCTATTCTATAATTGTAATAATATTAACTAACAAGGAAAAATAAATGAATGTATATTATAAACACGCATACTATCTATTAACTGAAATTTCACAGGATTATCTACCTAATGGCATTAAAGATTATATTGAAAAAGAATTAAAAAGAATGAAAAATGATTTTAAATTTTTAAAATCTGATGTTGAAATAGAAAAACAAAAAGAAATTGATTTATTATGGCAAAGAATAGAAATTATAAGAAATGAAATTAAAAGAGAACAAAGTAATAAAAAACATTGGATTGATAAATATTCAGAATTAGAACAATTTGTATTTGATTTATTACATTCTAATGATAATTTAAATATCAAATATGGTTCAAAATTTGATAAAATAAGAAATAAATAAATACTATTTCCTCCCTTAAAAACTAGCCCAGATTAATTAATTTTTTTCTGGGCTTTTTTTTATCTAAAAAAGAACAAAAGTGGAACAAAATAAATCGTTTTAAGCTTCACCAGTAAACAAAAAAAACTTTTATGATATGTAACATCAAAAAATTAAGATGTTTCTATATGCTTTTTATATTGGATTTAAATATATAATGATAATGATTATCAATAAAATAAATTAAAATAAATATTTGACAATTAAAAAATAAAAATGTTATGATAAATTAATATTAACTAATAAGGAAAAAACAAAATGAAATATAAATTATATAAAGATAATAAATTATTAAAAACTTTTGATAATAGATTTAAGCTTCAAGAATATATTCATAATATACAAGCATTTTCAGAGGATTATGCTTTAAAATATGGTGGATTTAAGATAAATCCTATATTATTGAAAAAAGATTGCAGGGATTAATAAAATGAAAAAAACAATTTTAGATATTAATGATTATCTAAAGAATAAAATTTTTAATTTAGATAATAATTTTATATTAGATAAAAAAACTAATACAAAAATAAATATATTAAATGCTAATAAAAGACAGTTAATCGATTTAAATAAAACATATAATTTTTCTAGTTTATTAACTACAAATAGCAGTAAATTAGAAAAGAGTAAAAAAATATTAAATATAAATACTGTTGGTTTATCATTATCACCACATACTACAAATAAAATAGATGAATTAAATTTATTTATTAATTTAAATAAGTTAATTAATAAACAAAAAAATGAAATAATAACTTTATGTGGAAATTCAAATAAACATTGTAGAATTAATTGTGTACCTTTTGAATGTGGCAATCCAGCATATGAAAAGAATAAAAAGAACGCAATGTATAATAGAAAATTATTTTTTCTCAATGATACTCAATTATTTTTATCTAATTTTATTAGACATTTAATTTTATATTCAGATTATTGTATTAATAATAATTTAATTATGTCAGTGCGTCCTAATATTTCAAGTGATATTAATTATGAGAATATAAAAGTTATATATCAAAATAAATTAACTACAATGGATAAAATTATATTTGATATTGTCAATAAAACTGATTTAAAAGATTTTAAACCTATACCATACGACTATACAAAAAATTATAATAGAAAACAATCAAGTATATATCATAAAGTTTATTCTTATGGTACTAATGACATAGAAAAATCATTACAAGCTATTAACAATGGTTTATCACTAGCAATTGTTGTTAATGTGGCAAGAAATAAACCATTGCCAAAAACAATTAAAATAAAAGATAAGATATTAAAAGCTTTTGATGGTGATACTATTGACTATTTACCACATTGGAAAAGAAAAAAACCTAATGCCATACTATTACGGTTTAAATATAGAGCAAAATGGAATAAACAAAAAAGAGAAATTGAATTACAAAAAGCTATTAATGGTGGATTTGTAAAAGATATTAATAAATTATAAGGAAAAATAAAACAATGAAAAAAATTAAATCAAATCATAATAACTTATTAAATTATTTTATATATGATAATGAAAAACTATCAAAAGAATATGTAAAAAAATGTAAAAAGTTTTTGACAAACTTAAAATAAATGCTATTATAATACTTCCTTTAAGTTAATATTATTAAATGCCTAGCTAATTAGTTTTAGTTAGGCATTTTTTTTGTGTATAATTCTTGGTGATAATGATTATCAATATCAATAAAAAAAAATAAAAAAAATTTAAATAAACTATTGACAATAAAAAAAACCTATGTAATATATAATTACTAACTTATGGAGAATATAGCAAATCAATCCATAAAGGTTAATAACAACCTTTTAAACTAGGTTATTCTAGGGATTAGAATTTAGGTGCAAGTCCTAATTTTTCCAAGAAAAAATAAGTTAGATTGCACGAAAAGGTGGTTGACGCAATCCAATCACCTTTTTTTTTGTCTAAAAAAGAACAAAGGTAGAACATAGATTTTATGAATAATAAAATAAATTAGTATAAAGAAATAAAATATAAAAAAATAAATTTTATTGTTGACATTTAAAAAAGTCTTAGTTACTATGGTATTATAAACAAATAAAAAAGAAAGGAAAAAAACAAAATGAAAATAAAAAACTTAATAAAATTTGTTTTAAATACTCACAAAAAAAATAAACCTTTACCAAAAGATATAGTAGAAATATTAGAAAATGGTCAAGTGTTTAGTGAGAGTAGGCAACAATTTATAAACATAGCTGACTTAGATTTGTTGCATTTACTAAGAACAATAAATAAAAAACTTTAATTAAATAGAAAGGAAAAAATACAATGATAAATAAAATAAAAAATTGGTTACAAAATGAAATAGAAAATACTGAATTGTATGATGAGAAATTTTGTGAAAACAAAGATGACTTCATTCATTATGGTAGGCAAGAATGTGCTAATAATTTATTTGCATTAATAAAAAAATGGGAAAAGGAAAAATACAATGACTAAAAATAAAAACGATAAAAAAACTTTTGTAATATCTGTAAAAGAACAAATAGAAAAAATTAATTATTATTTAGTAAGTGAAACCTCACAAACTAAAGCAGTTAAATTTTTTAAAACTTATGATAAAAAACATCACCCAAAAGCAGTTGATACTAAAGTTATTAATGAGTATGAATTAATTAATAATGTTTATACTGCTGAACAATTTAGAGAATTAATTAAATAGAAAGGAAAAATACAATGGCTAAAAATAAATTTGGAAAAACTGTAAAGGTTGATAACCCTTACGCAATCTATAAAAATGATAGAACAAACTTTGAGCATAGAGTTTTAAAAACTTATCAGACAAAAGATAAGGAAAGTAAAAATGAATATGCAAGGTGGTATGTTGCAAGCAGGTCACCTTATACCTATGGGTCTTGGGAGTATGGTGACATCTATGTTAAAGATGTGATAAGTTATCACGAATTAATAGCTTCCACTGATGAATGGAAAAAAGAATATGAGTTTATTGACAAAGTAAAAAAATCAGTTAACTTTAATTATAATGATATTATTTAGAAAGGAAAAATAAAATGTCAGAAAACGATAAAAAACTTTTAAGTCTTTTAAAAGATACAAACTATTGTAAATTTTTAGAGTATATTGAATATATACCTAAAGTAATAAAAAATAATGTAAATGAAAAAGATTATTAGAAAGGAAAAACAAAATGACAAACGCAGAATATAGACTAAAAGATATAAAAATTTGGTGCGAAGTTATTATTGAAAATGATAAGACAAGTCCACCAATAAATAGTGAACTTATGAGAGAGTGGAAACAAGGTAGATACTCTTTAGCAAAAGATTTTTTAGAAATAATAAATAGAAAGGAAAAATAATATGGCTAGATTTATACTTGATGTTAATACATCAGAAATTGAAAGGGTTATGAATGTTATTGGGTGTACCATTGGTGGTTGTACAAGTATAACTTGTATTGATGAAACCAATACTGCTCAATTCCATAATCAAAAACATAGAAATAAATTAACATCAAAACAAATAAGAAATTTTAATACTAACCCACATGAATAAAGGAAAAATAAAATGAGTGATGTATTATTAACTAACTATAAGAATCAACTGTATGCAGAAATAGAGTTTGATTTAGAGAGAGTCTATCAAGATAAAACAACTAACTTTATCTACAATGGAGAGAGAATAACTAAATTTAACTTTGAGGAATTTGCCACAGATACTAAAGTTATAAATGATTTATTTGAAAGTATCATAGATGAAGTATGGCATATGCACGAAGTAGAATTTGCAAACTCTCATGCACTTACTGAGGAATCAGAATACTTTGGTGAATTTGCTAGTGAATACTTGTACAATTTACTTGATGAAGATTTGCAAGAGCATAGACAAAGTGAAATGCCTAGTGAAGAACCCATTGACATAGGGGAATACTAATGTACGATAGATTATTATTAAAATTAATATTAGCATTTGGTTTGGCTATGTATGCCTTATGGCATAGTAACCAAGTGCTACCAATATAGAAAGGACTATGACTATGAAAAGAAAACTAAAAGATTATGATGATGCGAATGAATTGTCTATGGAAATTACTGACATCATACTTAATGAGTATGACCCTTATCAAGACCAAGACAAGATTG